AACCGTGCAGGGTCAACGCCAAGGATGCGGGGTGAGCCTTCAATGTCCTTGTCCGTATATTCGCGGCTTGCTGCAAGTTCAGCGTCAGACAGGCTGATCAACTGGTCATCGCCGGCGGCGGCAAAGTCGCACAGATATTCGCGAGCAAACGCAGTCTCAGGCATGTCGCGCTTGAGTCGTTCGACTTCTTTGGGGTCAATTGCCTGGGTGTCGTAGACCGTGTACCGAGCGGCGTTCCAATCGGGCAACGACTGTGCGCGGTAGTACAACTCGGAGAACAGGTTGATGCCTGATGGTGTCCCGATAAACATTGCCCAGCCCTGACGGTCAGACAATGCCGGCTGAATGATGTCGTTCCACACCTCCGGTTTGACCTGCGACACCTCGTCAATCACGCAACCGTCAAGGCGCACACCGCGCATTGCGTCGGGGTTGTCACCACCGAATATACGAATGACGCACCCGTTGTGCTTGAACGTGACAAGCAAATCGCCCTCGTTAATGTCAATGGCGTTCTCCATGAGGAGGGGCGCAAGTTTCTGTTTGAGTCGCGCCCAAGCAATAGCCTTGGCTTGTTTCAGAAACGGGGCAATGTAGAAGAACAGGCCAAGTTCCTGTTTGAACCGGATCGCCTTGTCAATCAGTTCCATAATGGCAAGTTCAGTCTTGCCAGCGCGACGGTGCAGGGCAAGCACAGTGAACCTGCGCTTACTGACATGGCATGTCCGTTGCCATGCTCGCGGCTTGTACTGCAAACTGACGGTGCGAGCCATTACCGCTCCGGTACGCCTGTTGCCACCATCAGGCTGATGCCACCGGAATGGTTCATGTCAACGCGCTCTGCCCATCTAGCGGGGTTCCACATCCGAAGGCACTTCATCCGGGTATCGACCTGCAAACGCCTCCAAGCGGCTTGTACTGCGTCTGTAGGCTCTGTGTCGCACAGGGTCTTGCACTCCTCAAGCATTGCCTCTTGTCCCTTGTCACGGGCGACCTTATAAAGTGCAGCAAATTCCTCGTCTTCTTCTTTCCATAGGTGAACCGTACGCACATCCGGGTTGCCCTTGCGGTTGGCAAACTCAAGCAGGGTTCCACCTGTTGACAGCCAATCAAGTACTTCCGCTGCCTTGGGGTTGTGCATGACCGGGCCGCGCTTCGGCTTGCCCACTGGTCGCTTGATCACAGAGGTACTGGGTGACTTTTTTGTAAGCGCGAGGGATTTGGGCGCGTCTTTCATAGTTGCATAGTTTCTGTATGGTGGACTTTGAGAGTTTAAACATTGACGCTAATTTGCCGTAGGAAAGCCCTCTTTCCTCCCGTGCGTCCCTTATGCACTGTACTGCATAATCTGAGATTCTTGCGTTGTGGTGCGATTGCCCGATGCGATAGCCGTCTTCATTGACAGCGACGATGGCTATACGCTTGGTGATCATGTGCGCTTACGCAGGACGATGTCAAACCCTGCTGCGCCGGCAATGGCAAGCGCAGAGTCAAATGCTGGCTTTCGTTTACCAATCACCGTACCAGGCGTACCAAGCAAGCACCTCACCGTGTGCGCTCGGAGTATCCCTGCCTTATCCATTGCAACCGCAAGTTCCCCGCGTGTAGATCCTTGCGACTCAAGTGTCTCGCGGATATGCGTTTTAAATTCGTCGTAAGTGTTTATCGTCATCTACGTCAGTATATAAGTCAATCAGTTTCCCAATATACGAGATCGCCTCGTTTATAGAATTTCATTTGATCAACGTATTTCTTGGTGTCAACGAAATGCTTGTCCTTGACGGTAAAGTGGTTGTTGGGCAACAGCAAGAACCAACCTGCGTTAGCAATGATTAGGCTGAGTGGCTTGTGTTCTGCGGGGTACTGCGAGTAACCGTCAGCCCAATCAATCACAATACCTGTGTGTATGCCTGACACCTCGGCGCGGAACGCGTTGACAGTCAAACCTTCAAGTGCCTTAAATTGCACGGCTTCAATGTCGTTACCCATTGCTCCCCACGGCTGCGAAGAGTCATCAAAGTGAGGGTCAAACAAATCGGTTGTTGACAGCGCGTGAAGCGGCAGACCTGACCAGTGCGCTCCGGACGCAAGGATTACATGGCAAGACAAGTACTGACCGGGTCGAGCGTAGATCGCATGCCACATACCGGGCGTTGTGCCGGATGGCATGGCTTGGCCAAGGTATTGGTTGTCAACTTGCACATAGAAATGGTTGGGTAGGTTGGCGTGTCGCATTAGTAGTCAGGAGATGAATCGTCAAAGAACCATAGCCACACCCCACAGGCGGCAAGGAAGATCAAAGCAATTGGTACAGCGCAAAGCGTATGGATCATGCGGTTCTTTGGCGTGAGGGTACGGGTCTGCGGGAAACTGACAACACGCGACCAGGTTCCTTGGCGTTTGGATCCTTTGCCCACTCTGTCAACAATGACAGTTTTTCGGTGAACCAATAGATTTCTTGCAGGGATAGCGCATATTCCTCACGGTAGATCTTGAGTACGGGGTGAAAGATCTGTGCGCTGGTGCGGTACGGGGTTGCTTGAATGACAATGCCGTCATCGTCAACAGCGACAAACCCTGTCTTTGTTTGGCCAACGGTAAAACCTTCGTGTTCCAAATACATGACTGCTCGCACAATCCTGGCTTTGTTGCGGGTGGTTGGGTACATCATGTGTTAATCCGTGCAGTCACAAGGAATAGTGTGGTCATCGTTTGATTCGTTGAACAGGACACCCTGCTCGGTAATTTGGGTTCGGATTTGATGGTAAGTCGGGCGGTCTTTGCGAAACCGCGCACCTACCCGCGTTTCTTGGTCAATCCACCACTGAGCCAATTCGGGCTGCTCGCGAATGACGCGCTCAATACGCGCCATGCCTTTAAGAAAGCACAGGTCGCAATTGCCAAATGCTGGGTCGTTGTTTGGCAACTCAAGATCAAAGTCATTTGCAGCCCACCAAGCAATGACTGCTTCTTTGTCAACTCCTGCGTCTGCAAGCGGCATGGCAATGTCGCGGGTTGGGTCGTTTCGCAATTTAGAAACTCGGCGCGGTTCATCAGCGCGTAGACCCAGGATGGTGGTGTATTCCGGAAACCCTATAGATTTCATGTAACGTTTCATAGGTATGACCTTGAGATCAGACGTACAAAATCGCGCTACAGGATTAGGAAGAAAGTTGCGTATTGCGGCTGCAAACGGTTCACCATTACGGCTGGCTGTATCGCTGTCAACAATAGCAAACTTAGGTGCTTCAACCCTGTATTCAATCCACACTATTGGACACCACCGTTCTACTTGCTTAACAAAGTCTAGGGTCTTTGCGTGTTCACGCCCGGTGTTGGCAAACATGACAATTCCCCCATCAGGCAACTTTCCTTCCCAGGCATCAAGCACCATTCGCAACAAATAACCTGAAGTGCGTCCACCGCTAAACGACATCACAAACGGTGGCTCAACTTTGTATGGGTTACTCACGCGTATCTCACACTCGGCTTGCGGACATGCTCAACTGCAACTGCAAGGATTCGGCGTGACTCCGGTACATGACCAATGAAGTCGTTTACGCGCTTGAGTTCTTCGTTCGTCACGTTCTTCAGCATCGCTTCAGCCCACACATCCCACTCGGCAAACTCCTTTGCGCTGATCGGGGTGCATCGTTCAAGGTCGTTGCGGGTCTGCTCAACCTCACGCTCACCTACCAGGTTCTGCGGAATGAGAGCGCAATACGCTTTGTGTATCGCTGAAATTTCAGGCTTAAAGTCGCGAGCAAGTCGGTGCTGGCGAATGCAACTTTGCAGTTTGTCTTGGTGCAGTTGACCCCACTTCTCGTTCAACAGACTTGACATAACAGGCTCAAGTTTCCATTTCGGCCACAGTTGTTCCATCAACACCCGATTATCCATCCATGTGATTGTTGTCATACGCGCAAGTATAGACATGTATCAAGATTCGCGCAAATCTATACACGTCACAACAACGTGCATACAACGTGATTTTTTTTGATTTCAGCGAGGCTCAATGCCGGTGCTAGAGCGGGTCTGTAGTTCAGAAGAGAAGAGGGAGATTTTTCAAATCTCTTTCAATCCCAAACCTGTGCAGCCCGGCGGGAAGTGCAGGAATACCATGACCCCACTTTCGTGAGGTCAAGGGGTTCAGCCCAGCCGGAGCCGTGCGAGGTTTCCCATGCAATGCGTCTTACCATTTCGTTGGGGGATCAGCCAACCGCTTACCGCATTGAGGAGCGCAGCCTGTAGGCCGGCGCGGGGTAGAGTCAGGCTCCCGCGTCTTTCATCCCTGATCCCCTACCGTGCCGGGATCTGTTTGCAGCATTCTTGACACTGGTGTCAGGTTCGGTAGAATGCGACCGCGCAGGAATATTAAGCGTCCGCATCATAAGCACCCAGTGCGAAAGATGCAAGCGCACGAAGCGGAGCAGACTTCGGTTTGCTCCGCTTCTATTTGGTATACTCAAGCCCCCGGAAGCGCGGCGCGTTGATCGAAAGATCCGCGCCGTGTTTGTTTCCGGAGCAGGAAACACAGGTTAAATTGGAATGCTGACCGCATCGACACAGTCCTCGCACTATGTCGATCTGCATAAAGGCTCAAATTATTCATAGGTTTATGCAGACAGCAGCGCGTTGCCGCGCCCTGTCTTGTCGGTAGGTTCTGTTACCCCATTGCCTGGGAAACGAGGGGCGTACCTTGCGGCCTTGTGCCTCGTCGCAAGTGGGAGTCTCACCCACATCTCCGCGCCGACACTATACATGACGCATCTGTCAATTTATTTCATGCGTGTTTGTAGTTAGGAAACTGCAATTATGCAGAAATCTGTCAACAAACTCATGTACTACCCCTTGCGTGACGATATACCCTGTCGTAAGGTACTAAAGTCAAAGGCGCGGCCGATGACAACGCAACCAGTTTGAGAGGACTGACACATGCCACAAATCTTACATTCAATTCGCATTGCTGACATCGGAAATGGATTTCCACGTTTGCTTGACTTTGTTTGCGTAGGCGTACACGTCTACCAAGTTGACCACTTTAACAGTTCAATTCAACGTCAACAAACAGCACCTAACTTTGTATACGCGACCTGTTGCCAAGTTGGAACTGTTGTCGGATTTGCAACGCAAGACGTTGACAACATGAATCGGTACAGCGCACAGCGTTGCGACGGCAAGGCCTGGTTTAACTTGCAACGGTCAATTAACACCCCGCACTGGGTTAACGACATCGACGACACCGCCGACGGCGCGGACGACACCTTCGGATTATAAACACTCAATTTGAGAGGACTGACACCGTGAGTACCAAGATCAAAGTCACCGTCACCGATGCCTTAAATTTCCACCCGCACCTCGCCCGCGTCTACTGCGACGTGCTTGTCGCCGCTGCCCGCGAAATCAACGACGAGGTAAGCCAGCGCGTGATTCGCGCACACAACGAACGCGCATGTGTAGATATTGACAACGAGGCGGCGTTCGACGCTTGCATTGAAGAAATTGATGCCGCCGAGGCCGCGTTTCTTTGCGCTCATCGCGACACGGAGGTGACCCTGTGACCAAGCAAATTATGCAAATTGACGTTCTGTCGGAATGGGTCACCAATGACCAAACTGCAGAGTACCTAAGCGAACACGTTGTGACCGCAACGCTTGAAGTGCATTGGCAATATCACAAGCCCGGACACTACACTGGGGTGCAGGGCTGGGAATTGATCTCATGGAATATCCTTGAGATTGCCCTTGATGACGTTGAACTGACTG